CTGTATCACCAATAATAGCTGTAACTCTTGTACTATAATCTAAACAGCTATGGTAAAATGTCATCTCAACAAAGCCACCAGTAATATCAACATCCTTGTCTTCGTTAGAGACTAGAATAAACTGTTTAAGTTGGGCTGAGCCAGCGGCAGCACTGAGATTTAAAGCCATTATGCTCTATAGTTTGTATTATTATTTACACGAGAAGGCACAGGAAAAGATACTGGAATCTTATGATCCACAAGTGTTTCTTTTTGAATTATCATTGGTTGTATTGCAATGACAACAGAACCGCCAGTATTCTCATACGAAGCATAGTTTGAAATGTTACCAACAGATCCGCCTTTTTTGAATCCCGTTATTTTTTTAATGTTACTTCGGACTTGTTCTAATAGGTTTGGTTGCTGTGATTCGTTTTGTCCTGGTTTGGTTTTTTTATTAGTTGGTGTTATTTTCTGTTTTTTCTTGTCATCTACATTAGTTTTTTGTTGTTGTTGTACATTCTGATTTTTAATATTTTGTTTATATCTCTCATTCTCTTCATCTGTCCATTTTCGGGCTTTAAATTTCCCATTAATTATTACTCCCTGTTTACCTTCCTTCATTGCCAAACCACTAGATTTTTCTTCTAGTTCATCCATATTAAACCTTCGCCCTAATTCTCTTGGTGATGGTACACCCAAATCACCATGTCCAATCTTCATTAAAACTTTACCATTTTTATCCCGCAAAATTAGAAATCTTCCATAACCACCCGGTTGCTCTTGATATTCATAGGTTCCACCCGAAATTATTGGCGCCATAACATTAGATCCTTCTGCACTTTTATGAGATCTATTTTTCGCAGATGATTTAACAATAAAATAATCAAATGGTTCATATCCTTCTCTAGCAGCCCAGTGAGAGACTAAAACTTTTTTTGCAAGTGATTCTTTTTCTCTTTGAGAGGCATTCGGATTCCATCTCATCCCAGAAACATTTCTTCCCGAAAACTCTATAACAAATCCTTCGGCTGCATGTGCAGATGCCATAGAATCTATCATTTTAATCTTGTCGTCCAACTTTAATCCAGTGACAAATCTGGCATCAATGTGATATTCCGTACCAGAACCTATTCTTCCGGCTGGTCCCGTTTTAAGCCCTGTCCTAAACCCCTTTGATTTAGCCTCAACCTCAGAATTTTTTACACTTTCTGGTGCCCTAAACATGGCACTTCCAGTAGGACCTTTCGGAACACCTTTAAGATAATCAGAATGTTTTCTTGATCCGGAGATTTTATCCCTCGGTCTTTCCCATTTTTTCATCCACCAATCAGCAGCTTCTTGAGCAGACGCAAAAGTTTTGGAAGCGTATTCTCCGGGATTTACTCCTGATAATGTTTTTGGTTCACTCAAAGCATAATCAATCTGAGCCTTCCAGTTAGTCTGCCAATCAGGTACTGCGCGAATAAAAGGCGCAATTCTTCCATGAGACCATTGAAATAAGCCATGCCCAGTTCCACCTTTCTCTTTAATACCAGGACGAAAACTACTTTCTCTTTCAATGTTAGCCATTAATCCAAGAGCCTGAATATCATTCAGTTTCTTTTCTTTTGTAAGATAATCATATATTTTCTTTTCCATCTCACCACGAGGTTGATACCCGCCATAAATTCCACCAGCGACGCCAGAACTACCTCCTGATTCATAACTGCCACCACCTGTTCGTTTCTGATTTTCTTCTAACATTTCCTCCTTACCAACAGGGCGCCTAAAATCCGCCATTGCCCGATTCACCCGATCATCAACAGACTTTTGAATAACAGTAGCAACAGCATCAACAACATTTCCACGAGAAGCTAATGTTAAGGATCTACTAGGAACAGATCCACCAGTAGCCATTGCTATAGCACTATTTTGTTGCTTCTCGGATATCATCTGGGCCAACTCAATAACGTCTTTGGCAGTATTCCTATAAACATTCTTATTTGGTTTTTGTCCTAATGCGATATCAGAACCAATACTAGAAATGTCACCAAAAAGAAGATTTCTTCTTCTTAAGGTTTTTGAAATATTTGAAATACTGTCAACAGGTGTTTTTGTTAGGGGTGCATTTTTTGGTTTAAAGATTCCAAGAATACCACCGAATCCAACTTTCGGACTACCATAAAATTCTCTAACTTTGCCTTCACCTCCAACATCTTTACCGATTTTGGTTTCGGGTATTGTTTGCTTTCTGGGTATGTTGAGTTCCTGTGATTTCTTAAGTTTTCGTGACGGTGGAGTATAAGCAATTGGACCACCAACCGCAGCACCTTTTACTGGTTTTTTAGTTTGTTCTTTTGCTTGTTGAGTTGGTGGTTTACTGCCAGTGATACCATAAACAACGTCAACAACAGATCCGAGGCTTTTAGATAAAGTTGTTTGAAAATCATCAAATTCTTTCTTAATCGGAATCTTTTTGATGTTTTCCGATGTTCCTTTTATTGTGTCGTGTAGCTTATAACCTGTATCAATAAAACCACCGATTGTATTAAGAAAAAGATTTGTTAATACCGATACAAACCATGCAGCGGGTTTTAATGCGTTAATAATACCAGAAAGTTTAGGTAATGCAGGAACAATTGCAGTAAACAAAAACCCCATAAGAGTGTTTGTTAGAAAATTTGCAGCACCTTCACCGACACCAGTTCTTAAGGATAGTTTGTTTCTTATTTTTTCTAGATTGGATTTCTTCTTCTTTCTTCTCTCTTCTTCTCCGTTAAGAATCCTTATTTTTATTTTTTGTTTTTGATCTTTCTGTTTTGATACGATTTGATAAGCAAGACTATTTTTGAATACTTTCTCAATAGCAAGGACTTTGTTTCTTATTTTTAATACCGTTGCTCTTTTTGTAAGAACTTTTGCCGGAGTATTGGACATCAACCGATACCATAAATTTCAGCTAACATTCCTCTGACACCATTACCCATTGGAGAAATAGCAGAAAAAGATGGAACGCTTGTTGTTGAAGTTTCTGTTGAATCCGCCATCGCACTCTTCATAATCGGTGGCAGTGTTATAAATGCGCCGCCAGCACCAGACGAAGATACTGGCATTGGAATATCATATTCTCTACTTATTGGTGATACTCTTGCAGCATTAGAATTTGGATCGGTATTTGAAACGATATTATCAAAGAAATTTACACCCAATTTTTGGACTGTTAATTTAGGCACAATGTATTCACCCGCTTTCAATAATGCCATATGTCTGTCTTCAGGATCACTACCAACGACAGGAAGTGATCCGCTGACGAATCCACCCTTTTTGAGACCCATAAAACCTCTAGGATCCCACCAGGCCCGCTGCTGTGACTTGGGTTTCGGTTGTGGTTTTGGTGTTACCTTAGGCCGAGTCGGTTTGGACATTTCTTCAGCTCTAACCGGCCTAGGGAAGCCACCTAACAAAGCGAGAGGATTAAAGCCAGAATTTTTGGATTTAACTGATTCTTTTTTCTTTGGTGGATTTAACCATCCAGATTTTGCTAATTCAGAACCAATTTTAAGTCTATCTTCAATGTGTGGTGTTCCAGCTTTTTCATATTCCTTAAGAAAGATACCCGTTGCATCGGAAATACTCTTGCTCTTATTGATTTTATTTTTAACAGCCTTATACTCTGGATGAGTATTAAGCTCGTGTAATATAAAATCAATCTGAGTGTCCATATCATTCCACGACTTCCCTCTACTCTTAGCAAAGGATTGTAGATTAATATTGTCAGTATCAAATCTTCCACCTTTTTCCCATTGTACTAATCCTCTGCCGGGACCTCCACCACCTTGATGTGTATTTGGGTCATAAGTATAGGCGCTTTCTACACCAATATTAGAAACAATTCCAGCCGCTGCTGTTGGTGTTAAACCACCTCTAATAAGTCGGTTTAAAATATGTCTTGCTTGTGAATTGAGCAAACTTGGAGATTTACCACCAACGATACCACCAGTGCTCATGGCGGTGAGTTTAGATCCAATCGTTCTTGGCTTATTGGCATTAGGTCCGATGTTAAAGAGAAGTGGGTCAATTCCTGTCGCACTCATCATTCTTTCTCTAGCGCCTTTCTGTAGAACGGTTTCACCTTTTTGTAAAACTACAGAACCACCGTCTTTTATTGGAACAAGTTGTGTATCAACACCAGCACCTTTTACTGTCATGCCTGTTCCTGGTGTTACTATTCCACCATAAGCAAGACCACCCAATAAACCGTATCCAGTTCTACCTGCGATTCCAGGAGTCTTATATTTTTCATTCATAACATCAACACCAGGAATATCAATAGTTTTTCCTGATTGAACTCTTGCAGCTCTTTCTGCTTGAAGTGGTGCGGCAGCTCTTTGTCCTGTTATTTCATTCATTAAAACTGCAATTCCAGCAACAGCCGAAGATCCAAGTAAAAGCGGGCTTTTCAGTAACAACCCACTAAGGAATTTAATAGTTGAATAAACACCCTTGACCATAGACCCAAGAGGTGTTAAGAAAAACATTGCTGCGCCACCAATATAAAACCAGAAATCCTTAAGAAATCTAGATATTGATTTTATTTTACCAGAATTCTTTGGGTCACCAGCCCATCGTATAAACTCAGTAAAAGCTCTTCCTAAAAGAGTGTAATAAATGAATTTCCAAATCTGTTCAAAAATATTTTTAATAGGAGCAAAAGCTTTCTCCATCGCTTTTTGCCTTATATTTTTAACAGACTCTAAAACAGATTCTTTTTTTCTACGTCTTTCGTTTTCGGCTTCTTTGAGTTGCATTTTAGCCAAACTCTGCGTAAGCATGTTTTGAGTTTGGAGAATCTTTAGAATGGTGTCTAAGGATTTATTAATGTCGTTAAGAACTCTACTACTATCTTCAGGACCACCACTTCTTGATAATGTTCTTGATATAACTCTTGGTGCTCCAGGAGTTTTTGGTTGAGGTTTCTGAACTGGATCGTCAACTGTTTTTACTTCAACAATCTGAATTTTAGCAGTAGCAAATACACCTCTGCCTGTAGAACTTCTTACAGTAATACCATAAGTCTTACTACCAATTCTATCGGCAGTAATAGTCCTAGACCCGCTTAATTCTACATCTAGAATACGGGGATAGAATCCGATTGATCTAGAAACAGTAATAGCATTTTCGGCTTTCCAGCTAACAGTATAAGACTCACCTTTCTCTACTTCCGTCTTATCAATGGTAAGTGTGAGTTTAGGAGGAATAATCTTGGCCGGGGCCTTCTTTTTTAATACCTTAGTTTTAGCAGATCTAATCTGCTGTGCGGTATCTGTTGAAGTCTGCTGTTGTCTATTCTTAGTTTCTTTTTTTACACTTTCCAGTAATGCGATATCACCAAGAATCTTAAGTGATATTGATCCTCTACGTTTCTTTAATATTTCCGAATCAAACTTTTTTCTTTCGGAATTGCTTAGATAATCACCATTAGATTTTTCGTTATCTTTACACCACAATAAGGCATAATAATAAAGAGGATCTTTAGCACCTATTCCTAGCTCTTCAACAAAGTCTTGGGCCTTTGCTAATTGAACTGGGGATAGATTAAGATCCTCTATTTTTGGTTGCCTTACTCTGGCTGCGGGCATTAAAAAATAACGTAATTATTTTATATTTATGAGGACATTTGATGCTGTTGTTGGGCTTTTTTCGCTCTTTCTTCTTCTAGATGTTGTTTTAGTTGTTCAACATAAGCGTCCAATTCCCAAGGTATCAGATCATCCATCCAAATAGGATCCCATTTATGATATTGTACTAATGCAAATGTGCGTCTATAATAAGTCTCTAAATTGATATGAGACAGCCCTAGATAAAAAAATCAATGATACCGTTTAGAGTGATTTTAGTTTCTTCTGGAACTTCTTCACCCGTCTTCTCATCAATAACGGTTCGGGTTGGGTGTTTTAGTTTAATCTCATGTTTCATCTGAGGCATAGTATCTAAGAAATTCTGTAACTTTTCAAGTTGTTTGGAGGTTAATTTCCACAGAAAATCAACGACTTCTTCTCTACCAACATCATCGGATAACCAAACATCTTCACCATAACAAATCTTATCTACACAAGAAGCCAAAACCTCATAACCTTTATCAAATTTCTCATCAAGTGACATTTTTTCAACGTCGGTTAACATAAACTGGTCGTTAACGAAATAATCAAAAGACGGATATTTCATAAACAGTTTCATATCATTACCAAGATCAACAATATTAGTGTGACCTTTTGTCTCTATTACTTTTATATCTGATACGTTTAACTTCACACGGATATAAAGGTCGTCCTCACCTTCTTCGGCTCCGTCTGGATATAAAACCTGCAAATCAATTTCTTCACCAGCGGCTTTTGCTCTGATGTTTAAAAAGAGATATTCAATATCAAAAACGGCAAGCTTATCAACATCAATGTCTTTTGTTTGAATGCAATTTTTAATAATAATTTTAATCGCATTTATCATCTCCTCAGGATCTTTACTTTCTAATGCGATTGTTAAAACTTTTTCTTCTCTGGCAATATAGGGGCGATATTTTACTTTCTTTTTTAGAGATGGAATTACGATCTCATAAGTAGGATAAATTGGAGCGGGAATAACCGACATAAACAACAACTAAATTATGACGTTTTATTTAGATTGGTGGTGGAGGGAAGTTATCACGAGTTCTAGCTGGAGTATTTGGTTTGGGTAATCCAGATAAAGGGAATGTATCAATAATATAACGAGTGTATGCGAAAGAAACAGTACATTTAAGAATCTGAGAAGATTCGTTTGATACTGGAATACTGTTAACTGCAATAGGAAAAGCTTGCAAAAACTTATATTGTAAGTAGTTACCTCTAAAATCCTTCTCAAACTTATTGATGATAATATAAGGTGCCTGATACTTATAGGGGTAGTTCACCCTATAGAAATAATTAGGATCTCTCATTCCTAATACTTCTTGCTCATCAACAATATATTGCATCCAAAGTTCAAAAAACAATAAGACTCTATAATTAGCAGAATTGATTGATGAATTGTTTACGGAATTATCAACCTGAAACGTAAAATCCGCTCTGTCATCATATTGTCTACGATAAACATGCCGCTCGGTTACACCAGTATAATCATCGGTGATTTCATTGGTCAAAAAAGTAGAGCCTGGTAAATTGGCCTCCATACAATTAAGACTTATCATCTCAAAAGTATCATCATTAAAATTTATATCAAGACCAGCAAGTTTCTTTTCATCAAACCATTGTTTGATACTAAGCGGCGGTGGAAACCAGCATTGATAATTAGATGTCGTCGCTGGGCGAAGAATCTTATCCTTTAATTGTGATATAGTTGGTGGTTTGGGTTTATACAACTTATCTCTAAATATTAAGAGTCTAAACTATATTTAGTGTCCAATAATTGGGTTCAGAATTTTTATCACCCCGTTAATCCAGACAAGTATATCGGAGATCTTAGTGAGATTGTTTATAGATCTTCTTGGGAAAGACATCTGTTCCAATTTTGTGATTCCAGTAGCAATATACTAAAGTGGTCAAGTGAGCCATTCGCCATAAAGTATTGGGATGAATCTACAATGAAAACTCGTCGTTATTTCCCAGATGCTTACATGGAAGTCTTACAACCAGATGGGACAACAAAGAAATATCTTGTTGAAGTAAAACCCTATAAGCAAACGCTACCACCCAAAGAAGGAAGAAAGAAAACCAGAACTTATATTAATGAGTGTAATACCTACGCAAAAAATCAATCTAAATGGAAATTTGCTGAGGATTTTTGTCGTAACAATGGAATGGAATTTATTATACTTACAGAAAAAAACTTAGGTCTTAAGAAAGTCTGATGTTTAAAAACGCAATCTCCAGATCTACTCAATGGGTTCTTCGTTGGATTAACACAAATATCCAATTCGGAAGTCTTATTGGTCGGGCAAAGAGACTTGCGTTAGAGAAGGAAGAAAAGAAGCCGAAGATTGATATTCAATCTAGTGTAACAAAAGAAAGAAGAATCCGCGATAGGCAGCAGTTATACAGCATAAAAGAGTTGGCTGATTCTCTACCACCAGGGAAGTCACCTGATTTTTATTGGGATAAATTGGTAGAAACTCTTCAGAATCTTGGTCGTCAGGAAGAATCTCTAGAGATAGGAAAATATTACACTTTTAAGTATTGGGCAAAAACAAAAGGTAAGTATTTTGATCTTTATCCCGTTTCTATAATACTCCATAAAGAATCCTTTCATGTATTTGGTGTAAACCTACACTGGAGGAACGCTCCACAATATATTGAGAGTATGTACCGTAATTATGATTATAGTAGATTCCAGTCAAGATTTTATGAAATAAAAGAGTGGGAATTGGAAGATGTTATGAGAATACAAACATTCTACCCAATTAAGCTATAAATAATAACAAAAACAATGCCAATTATTTCGGCTGAAAATTTAAGGACTGTTAATAAAAACATCGTAAGACCCGACGTTAATCCTGGGAGGTCTTATTTGATGTATCCTATTAATATGAAAAATGATAGGACTGTTAATGGCCGAGAAATTGAAGGTCAAGATAGAATTCACTTTAGGTTAAAGCAATACGCCAAGAAAAAAGACGATGCTGCTGTTGGCCCAGTACCCGGTTCATCAGAGGCTCCTTTCCCTTCAACAAAAGACAGAATAAAAGAATCCGATCAATATGAAGCAACATCTATCAACATAGGTGGTTCCAAGGTTGGTGAGGTGTTTCTCCCGATTCAGGATAAAATCCAAGACACCAATGCTGTTACCTGGGCAGATGGCACTCTGAACGATCTACAAAGAAGAGTTGCCAACTTGTCTTATAATATGATGTCTGATGATAATCCACAGGTTGACTCATCAATAGATGCAATGAAAAATCTATTGAGTGATGGAAATGTTGGAAATCTTGGGAGACTTTATCTGGTAGAGCAAATTATTGGTGTTCAAGGTCTATTGAGTAGAGCCACAGGTAAAGTTTTAAATCCCAATTTGGAGTTATTGTTCAGCACTCCAACTCTAAGACCTTTTACATTCAATTTTAAGTTATCACCGAGAGACGAAATTGAAGGAAGTGAAGTGAAGAAGATCATAAGATTCTTCAAACAGGGAATGGCACCTAGAGTACAAGCGAATAATCTTTTTCTTACTGCTCCTTATGTCTTTGATATTAAGTACATGATGGGTAATAAAAAAGAACACGATGGTATTGGTAAAATCAAACATTGTGCATTGCAAAATTGCACTGTTGATTATACACCTAATAATTCTTACATGACATATCAAGAAGGAACGATGGTTTCTTATAATATTAACATGACCTTCCAAGAAATTGTTCCTATTTACGATGTTGATTATGAAACAGCGGAAACAATCAATCATTCAATAGGCTACTAATGGCTCATTACTTCAGTTACGTTTCAGACTTCA